AGCGGACTTACTTATTATTGATGACCCACACTCGGAGCAAGACGCACTGAATATGACTGCAATGGAAAGAGCTTACGAGTGGTATACATCAGGACCACGTCAACGTTTACAGCCGGGTGGAGCAATCGTTGTCGTTATGACGAGATGGAATATGAAAGATCTAACCGGGATGTTATTAAAATCTCAAAAAGAATTAAAATCAGATCAATGGGACATCATTGAGTTTCCTGCAATCCTACCAAGTAATAAACCTGTCTGGCCACAATATTGGAAGTTAGAAGAATTAGAATCTGTTAAAGCCAGTTTGAGTGTGGGTAAATGGAACGCACAGTGGATGCAAAACCCAACATCTGAAGAAGGTAGTTTAATCAAACGAGAATGGTGGAAGGTTTGGGATAAACCTTATATCCCGCCGCTCGATCATATTATTCAAAGTTATGATACAGCTTTTCTTAAAAAAGAATCCGCCGATTATTCTGCCATTACCACCTGGGGAGTCTTTTATCCAAACGAAGATAGCCCTGCTAATCTAATATTACTCGATGCATTCAAAGAACGATTGGAATTTCCAGAGCTAAAAAAAGAAGCTTACGAACAATATAAATACTGGAATCCAGAAACGGTGATCGTGGAGGCTAAAGCATCAGGATTACCTCTCACTTATGAGTTGCGAAAAATGGGGATTCCTGTTATAAATTTCACTCCCTCAAAAGGTAACGATAAACACGCGAGGGTAAACGCTGTAGCTCCACTCTTTGAGAGTGGCCAAATTTGGGCGCCTGACGAAAAGTTCGCAGAAGAGGTTATAGAAGAATGTGCATCATTTCCTTATGGAGATCACGATGATTTGGTGGACAGTACGACACAAGCAATAATGCGTTTTAGACAAGGAGGGTTCGTGGCGCATCCAGAAGATTACAAAGAGGATTCATTACCTCAAGTTGAAAGAACGTATTATTAATTATGATTTTAGCAGCCCCACTAGTTATCCCATTTGCAGAAATAATAGGTGTATCTATTGCCGCTTTAGGTATGTCAAAAGCTACTGATGAAGTAAATAAATATATTGAAGCAAATCCAGAACAATCTATGAAGATTTTTCAAATGATTATGCCTTCTCAAGGTATTGCAAATATTCTTAAAAATAAATCTAGTGATGAAGAGGTTGAGGAAGATGTTGAAGTAGAAGAAGTTGATACAAGAGATTTAACTAGAGCTGAAAAGGCAAAGATGATGAAAGAGCTTGCAAAATCTGGTGGTGGAAATATGCGAGAGAAAATGAAAAAAGGTTATGAAGAAATTATTCAACCAGGTGAGAGTGATAGAGAATTAGATGATGCCGAAGATAGATATGATGGTGGAGTTGAAGACGCACCTAAACCAAAATTCGATTACAAAAAGTTTTTTAAAAATAGATACGCGGACGGCGGTGCGATAGGCATTGAAGTTTTATTTGAAAATAAAAATCCAAGACAAGGATTATTTATGGGTGGCTCACCTTTAGAAGGACAAGCATTATCTATTTATAATTCTATGAATGCGTATGGTTTTGATGATCAGGCGATCGCGAATGCATTACAAGAACAAGGTTTATATACACCAGGAGGTTCAACACCTGATCCAACTCCAGATCCAACTCCAGATACAGGTCAAACAATAGGTTATCAAGGCGGGAGTGATAATTTTTCTCCATACAATCCTGATCCAAATTCAATTAAACCTTTTAAACCAATGGGTGCAAATTTTCAAAATCAAAAACCAAATGCTTTCTCAACAGGAATTGCAAAAATGATAGACAATCCTATAATAAAAACATTAGGCTTTGCTATGAATCCTCCTTTAGGTTTTGCTAAAGCAATTTTATCGAAAGCTGGAAGTATGATGCCTGTTAATGAAAGATCTATATTTGAAAATCTCGCAGGCAACACAGGAGTAAGAGTAAATGATATTGGACAAATTGTTAACACTGGAAAATATAATACACCCGAAGGTGTAATGGCTGGATATAATTTAAATAAAGTGACGGACAAAACTTTTGACAAAAGAACAGATCGTATTGAAAAAACTTTATCAGAAAAATATGGTTTGACTGCTGAAGAAATAGAAGATGTTAAAGCAGGAACTTACACTGGTAAAAAAGGATTTAATACTACAATGGGTACAACTACAAATTTGTTTTCACAACTACGTAATATTTTAAGTGCTAAAAATACTATTATGAGCCAAAAAAACATTGCAGCTCAAATGGCTAAACAACAAAGAGAAGCTAAAGCTGCAGCAGATGCTTTAGCAATACAACAATCTGGTCTAACTGATTTAGGAAACATTCAAAAGATACAACAATACACTGGTCAACCTTTATCAGATTATAGAATGTCCAGACCAGCATCTGAAAGAAATTATACAGGGGGTAGTACTAATTCAAATCCAAGTACACCGGGTGCTCAAGATAGTTTTTCTAATAAAAGTGGTATGGGTAGAACCGGATATTCAGAAGGCGGCCTCGCTACGATGTTCAAAGAGAAAAGATAATGGAATTAAAATACAACGAAATAATTGGTGCAATTGTAAAACCAGATGATACACCTGCCACACAAGCAGAGATATTAGAATGGGCTGCAGCTAACCCAATGCCAATAGAAGAACCCAAGAAACAGAACACAGCACTTCTAGAAGAAGTGATTGAAACATTTAACAAAAGAGGATAGATTAGCAAAATGGCTGAAATAGATAAACCATTACCGAATACAAAAACAACCATTGAAGTTCCAGGTGAAGTAGAAATTCAAGAGGCAATCAAAGAAAACGTAGAAGAAGTTGAAACTAAAGGTGGACCTGTTGAAATAGAAATGACTGAAGAAGGTGGAGCAGAAGTTTCTTTTGATCCTAAAGCTGCAAGTCCTGAAGGCGGTGAAGACCATTTTGAAAACCTAGCAGAATTTTTAGGAGAAGAAATTTTAGATCCATTGGGTTCAAAACTATTTGACCAATACAACGAGTACAAAGAATCTCGTGGAGATTGGGAAGAAACTTATAGAAACGGTTTAGATCTTTTAGGATTTAAGTATGAAAGACGAACAGAACCTTTTAGAGGAGCTAGTGGTGTAAACCATCCTGTTCTTGCTGAAGCGGTTACACAATTTCAAGCACAAGCTTACAAAGAATTATTACCATCAGACGGCCCGGTTAGAACTCAAGTTATGGGTGATGCAAGTGTGGCTAAAGAAGAACAAGGTAAACGTGTTAAAGATTTTATGAATTATCAAATTATGGATCAGATGAAAGAATATGAACCAGAGTTTGACCAAATGTTATTTTACCTCCCTCTATCCGGATCTACCTTTAAGAAAGTTTATTATGACGATCTTTTAGGTAGAGCGGTTTCTAAATTTGTACCTGCAGAAGATTTGATCGTACCTTATTCTGCAAACAGTTTAGATGATGCAGAGGCAATAATTCACGTTATAAAAATGTCAGAGAATGAATTAAGAAAACAACAGGTTGCAGGATTTTATAGAGACATAGAATTAGGTTCTCCTCCGGTTACACAAAATCAATTACAAGATAAAAAATTAGAGCTTGAGGGAATTCAAAAAGATGGTCAAGAAGATCAGTATACACTTTATGAAATTCATACTAATTTAGATTTAGAAGGCTATGAAGATTTAGATGCAGGTGAAGAACCAACAGGAATTAAATTGCCTTACGTTGTAACTTTATCTGAAGCAGGTCATAAAGTTTTATCTATTAGAAGAAACTATGCGGCCGAAGATCCATTAAAGAAAAAAATAAATTACTTTGTACAATTTAAATTTTTACCAGGAACTGGTTTCTATGGTTTCGGTTTAATTCATATGATCGGTGGTTTAACTAGAACTGCAACAGCAGCTTTAAGACAATTACTAGATGCAGGAACTTTAGCAAACTTACCAGCAGGATTTAAGTCTCGTGGTATTAGAGTTAGAGATGATGCACAACCATTACAACCTGGTGAGTTTAGAGACGTCGACGC